TAATTTGAGTTCTGCTAATTTGAGTTCTGCTAATTTGAGTTTTGCTAATTTACATTCTGCTAATTTACATTCTGCTAATTTACGTTTTGCTGATTTGAGTTTTGCTGATTTGAGTTTTGCTGATTTGAGTTTTGCTAATTTGAGTTTTGTTAATTTACGTTCTATCGATTTACGTTTTGCTAATTTGAGTTCTGTTGAGAATCTGATATATTCAGCTTGTTATTTTTCAGGTTATAATAAAATTGGACATCAATTATTGGCTGTGAAAACAGACGATGATATAGAATTGTATTACGAATATTTTAAGGGAAATAAAAAAGAATTTATGGTTTATATTGAAGAAAGAGAAGATAAAAAATTAAAATCTTCAATATTAATAGCTTTAGATACTGTTATTAAATTAATTGAAATCAAAGAATGAAAGACATTAAGAAAAAGGCTTTTGATGATGAATTAAATAAGTCAAAAGAAGAGATTGAAGATTCTTCATGGGAGTTTATTCCAGTTCCTAAGATTATAAAAGAAAAGAAAGAGAAAAATAAAAAAGAAGATAAAGATGGAAAATAGAATTTATCATAATTTAGGAGAAATACCTATTGAACTTCAAAAAGGAGATAAAATAATGATTTTATCTCATAATAAAATAGTAGGAGTAACAGATGTAAAAGACGTTGGTAAAGATACAGTTATTTTGAATAAAACACATTATTCTGTAGGAGAAGAAATTCCTAAAAAAATAAATAGTTGCGGTTTTATAGCAACGATGGAAGTTTTTGATATATTTTATTATAATTCTTTCGTTTGTGATAAATTAGGTTTTGAATATAAAAAATTTTGAATGGAAACAATTAAAGATTTATTAGAAGAGTTTGTTGATTGGGCGAAATATTGTGGCGAAGACGCTTGGTATATTTTTGACAATAAAGAAGAAGCGATAGAACGATTTTTAAAACAATCTAAATTTATCAAAAATGAAAAAAAGTAATTTTGCGGGATTTTTTAATCCCATTAAGAGTATGCCAACGAATGAAATTGGAATACATCTATCAAAAAAACGTTCAGGTCGTGTGGTTTGGAATTCTGCAAGCAAAGGGACTTATGTTCGTGCAATTCACGGAGAATTAGAATAAGGTTTGTAGCAAGCGAAGGGGCTTTTTTTCCTTCGCTTGTTCATAATTAGTATAATAAAATTTTAAGTTATGAAAAAATTTATTAAGACTTTGATGTCAAATTCAGATGATGTATCACATAAAAGACTTATAGCAATCATTTCTTTTATCGTTCTTATAGTTCTCGCAGTATTGTCAGCATTTAGTCATAATGTTGATTCAAATTTCATTTATTTGTTTGGTTCTTTAACAGGAGGAGAAAGTTTATTATCAGTAATTGATAAATTTAAAAAAAATGAATAAGTTGTAAGCTGATATAATTGTTGGTAAAGTGTGAATGGTAACCAAGGTTAATAGAATCAAAGGGATATACTTTACTTCAAAATATATAAAATTATGACATTAAAAGAACTTGAAAAAAAATTAAGATTAAAAGATAAAGATGTTAAGATACAAAGAGACAATTTAACTTCTTTTCGTGTATTTATATATTCGCAAAGGCAAAAGTTTCCAATCACTGCTTTCATAGATAGAGAAAAAGAGTTTGAAATAATAAAAATATCAGATTATACCAAGTACAAAAATTATCCTATTTGCGTTGTGAGAGTAAAAAGGTTACGAATTGATAAAAAGCGTTCTAAAACCACGCATAATAATGAAAACAATTAAAGACCTGGAGTTTTTAAGAGAAAATTTTAATGAAAAATGATAAAATTAATTAAAGGCGATTGCTTTGTTGAAATGAAAACAATAGCTGATAACAGTGTTGATGCAATAGTAACCGATCCGCCTTATGGTTTGAGTTTTATGGGTAAAAAATGGGATTATGATGTACCAAGTCAGGAAATTTGGGAAGAAGCCTTAAGAGTATTGAAACCTGGCGGTTATTTATTAGCATTTGCTGGCACACGAACACAACATAGAATGGCCGTAAGAATTGAAGACGCAGGATTTGAGATCCGAGATATGATTGCTTGGGTATATAGTAGTGGTTTTCCAAAGTCTTTGAATATAGGCAAGGAAATTGATAAGTTACAAGGGAATGAAAGAGAAGTTGTGGGAGAACAGAAGTTAAGAGGAACTGCTCAAGGATTGAAATATGGAAAATTTAATAACTTTAATAAAGAAAAAACTGTTGATTCGGTGCATTTAACGAAAGGCACTTCCGAATGGGAAGGTTGGGGAACTGCTTTCAAGCCAGCACTTGAACCTATTACAGTAGCAAGAAAACCAATTGAAAAAGGGCTTACAATAGCTGAAAATTGTCTAAAATGGGGAACAGGCGGAATAAATATAGATGCGTGTAGGGTGGGAACAGAAATAATAATTCAAAAACTTGCAACAGTTGTTGGAGAGAAAGCAGTTGGCGGGAAAGGTATTGGAATAAAGCAAAAGGAAACGGGAGAAAAAACACAAACTATTGGTCGTTTCCCTGCTAATTTAATTCACGACGGCTCTGATGAAGTAGTGAGTTTGTTCCCGAATACTGGTAATGGTAATGGTGGAAAACCATATAGTTATTCTGGCAAAGAATATAATAATAAAGAAACATCTATGTTTAATGGAGATAAACCACAAGCACCAAGTAATTTTAATGATTCAGGTTCCGCTTCTCGTTTTTTTTATTGCTCTAAGACTTCAACACGAGAACGTAATGAAGGATGTGATAAATTAGAGAACAAAAATAATCACCCGACGGTTAAACCTATTGCTCTTATGGAATATCTTATAAAACTTGTGTCAAGAGAAAATGCAATAGTTTTAGATCCTTTTATGGGCAGTGGTTCAACAGGATTAGCAGCTAAAAATCTAAAAAGAAGTTTCATTGGAATAGAAATGGACGATAATTATTTTGAGATAGCAAAGCATCGTATTAAACCATATGTAATTAAAATAAAGAAAAAACGATAATTGAAGTAATAACTATATTAACAATCATTAAAAAAAGAAAAAGAAAATGAAAAGAATTTATAATTTAAAAAAACAAGAAGTTGATAAAAGGGATTATCAATTAAAGACTATTATCAATGTACATGCAGACGTTAAATTACCGAAACAAGTTGATTTAAGATCGCAATGTATTCCAGTTTTTGATCAAGGAGAATTGGGGAGTTGTACCGCAAATGCTGGTGTTTTTTCAAGAATGTTTCTTTCAAAAGAAACAAATTTATTATCTCGTTTATTTCAATATTACAACGAACGTGTAATTGAAAATGATGTAAATCAAGATGGAGGCGCTCGAATGAGAGATATTGGTAAAGCGATACAACAATTTGGAATTTGCGCTGAAAATGATATGCCTTATGATATTTCAAAATTCACAGTTAAACCTACTCCCGATGCATATAATAATGCTCTATCTAATAAGATAACATCTTATTATTCAGTTCCTGATATGCTTGGAATTAAGCAAGTTTTGGCGTTAAAACAGCAACCAGTTCTTATTGGTATTAGCGTCTATTCATCATTTGAATCAAAACAAGTAGCATTAACAGGAATAGTGCCAGTTCCCAAGAAATCGGAAAAATTACTTGGAGGCCATGCAGTAGCCGTTGTAGGTTACGACGATGCAAAAAAATGGTTTATCGTTCGCAATAGTTGGGGTGAAAACTGGGGCGACAAAGGTTATTTTTATTTGCCTTATTTATTTTTCACAAAAGGTTTTGCATCAGATTTTTGGGTATTACAATTATGATTTTTAAAAGTAATTGGTTATGATTCTTGTATTAATTTTATTTTTAATTCTATAAAAAATACATAATATGAAACACATAATTGCAATTTTAGTTGTCATTTTTATGCTTTACTTGGGGTTCACAATCATTCAAGAGTGGATTGACGTTTGCAATGTCGTAGGTAATGGCATATGTTCTGATTCGGGAAAATACTTTTTTTCTATTATGCTTGGAACAATATTGTCAGTAACAACTGCTCTGTCTATTGTAATAATTTATCATAAAGACAAATAACACATTAAATAAACACATTATGAAACACTTAATAGCATTGTTAACAGTTGTATTAGCCGTTTTCTCAACTTACGAAATAATTCATATTGATTCTAAGTTTTGGAACGGTGATGATTTGATGAGTACTATTTATGCCTTTGTACTCGGAGTAATAATTACATTAACAATCATCTTAACTTTAAAGATGATTTACGAAAAAAAACAAACAGAAAATAAAAACAATTTAAAATAAATTTATTATGAGATACGCAATTGCATTAACTATCACAATATTAATTACATTCTCAACGCTTGTAATCGTATATGTTAACTCCAATATGTTTAACAAGAATGATTTATTAAGTACATTCTATTCGCTTGTCGTTGGAGTTATGGCAGTGTCAACGATATTGTTTTTTTTCAAAGTTTTATTAGGAAAAGAAGACAATGAAAACAAAGATGATATTTAAACGAATTGAAGGATTATGATATTGATGCTATTCTTGAAGTAAATCAGAAAATAAAATGCCATAGAAACAAAATTAAAAACACAAAGATGAACCCGCAATATATAGTAAAACAAATTAAAGATGCGAAAGAATCTTATGAAGCCATATTGCGCTCTCGCAAACTTGAAATTTATAAACCTAAACATATTGATGAAATTAAAACTAAATTCACAAAAGGAAATTGGAAAGTCGGGAAATATCTTAATTTAGTTGAATGTGATAATGACATTTTAGCAACATGCCATCATCTTATGCCAAAATGTAGAACCAAAGAAGAGGCTTTTGCAAATGCCGAGCTTATTTCGGCCGCACCTGATATGTTTAATGTACTTGTTGATTTGTATAATGATAAAGAGATTTGGTCGGAATTATTTGAATCTCAACAGGAATTTATCTGTCAGGCTTTGAACAAAGCAACGGGATCTACATTTTTTCAGAATTTGTAATAGCAAACAATAAAAATCAACACAATGAAAACAATTGAAGAAATTAAAAAGGAAAATGAAACGCTTATTCAAGTCTTTACAATAAATGAATTGTTGATCGAACCAATAGAGAAAATAATTTCAGGTTTAAAAAATTCAGAATATGGAGATAATGATATAGATTTTATTGAATCAAAACTTGGAGACTTTATGAATTTAGCCGCAGAAATTATTAACATTAAAATAAATGTTAAGCGCGAAAAGTTCACAAGGATAAACAAATTTACAAGTGGTAAATATATTGAATATTTTACTTCTCTTTTAGATTTATTCAAAAAAATAAGAGATATATAAAATACAAAAATCCGCTTGAAACAGCAACATACATTATAAACAAATAACCAATTAAAAACTTACATTTATGAATATCAACACACTTTTAATTTTAGTCATTTTATTGTTTTTCGTTATTGTTTTACAACTTATTTTGATTATTAAGATTTGGAGAAAAACCGGAGATATGCAAAAAAAATATGAAACGAAAGATCGTCCATTTTTATTAGGTGATTCTCTTATTAGACCATCTGATGGGAAACAATTGTTTATTAACGAAATTAGGGGCGATAAATATATATGTGGCATATACTACTCTTATGGCTTACAGGGAGAAAATACGATTGGTGGAGAATTAAATTTGAAAACCAACTAAATCTTTCCACAATGAAAACTTTTGAACAAAAAAAAGACGCTTTAAATGAAAGATTAAGTCGGTACGGAATTAGTTACGACACATTGAGAGAAAACACGATTGATGGAATTGATTTAAGTGAGATGGACTTGAGCGGTATGGACTTCGGATACGTAACGTTGAACAATGTAAATTTTATAGGTTCAAATTTAAAAGATGTCAATTTTAGAAACGCCTGTATGAATTACGCATGCTTTCTATATGCTAACTTAGAAGGCACATGTTTTTATTCTGCGAAAATAAAATCGGCCGATTTTAAAGGTGCTTCTTTTGATAGGACTTCTTTTCGTTATGCCGAAATGTTGTATGCAAATCTAAGTAAATTAAATTTAACATGTGTTGACTTTACAGGAGCTCAATTGACAAATGCCAATTTAAGTGAATCAGTTTTAGATTTTGCAAATTTTACAGATTGTAGAATGGTCTTTGCCGATGTATCGCATTGCAGTGTTTCACAAGCTGCCTTTTATAGAGCTGACATTGCAAATGTAAATTTTATGGGAACAAATATAGATGAGGCCGAAGATGTAATTTTAACAAATATACAAAACGATAAATAGTAGGTTCAAAAAAATAAACACTATAAAAGAAAATTATCCGCAAACAATATACTATAAAAGCAAATATAAAGTAATAATTCTTTTTGTAAAATAGAAAGATTGATGGAGAAAAATAGATTAATAAATATACCAGAGGACGTAGTTAATCCTAAGGAATACAAAAAGATGTTTGCTTTACAACAACATCCTGTAATACGCAATACAATTTATCATTCTTCAGAAGGGGATGAAATAAACATTGCTATGCTACCTCACAGATTGAGAAAATTCATAGAACATCTTAGTCCTAAAGAACAAGAACACATTATGGAATTGAAGAGACAATACAATGTGATGAGGGCGAAGATAACCAATGCAAAAGCTCAAGCATATGGTAGAGCGGGTTGTTATGGAGGAAAGAAAAAAGAAGAAATTGCTTTATACAGACTAAGTCCATTTGAAGAAGATATAATAGAACTTCTTGGCAGAATGTTTACTGTTGCTGAAGTAGTAAAGATAATGGGAGAAGATTATAGCATTATTGTTAACGAAGATGATGTTAAGGATATATTAAAAAAACATATTGTAGAGATTGAGAGGAAGCGTGAGGAGTTTCGCAATAGAGTGGCGGATGTAAGGCTTTACAATAAACGTCCGAGACTTGAGGAGCTTGCTTGGATGTATAGCAAGATGAAAGCAAGATATGTTTCATTGAATGGAATAGACGCTTATGCTTCTATGCTTCGTACTTTGGAACAAATTCGTAAGGAAGCGGAAGGAGATGTTATTAACATAAATGGTTCTATGGATATTAATGTAGAAGTAACAATTCAGAATCATATTCAAAAGGAAATATTTAAGACTATCAATCTCAAGGAAATTATATTAGGTCGTGTAGCAGCAAGAATGAATTTTGATACAAAAAAATTAATTGCTGGATTGCACAATAGTTATTATGCAAAGTTTGTAGATATATCCGGAGATTATGATCCAAATGCGGATATGTCCTATCCTTCCCAAAGTTCTTATGACTTTACAATGATTGAGAAAACGGCAGGACAGAATAATGTAATAGATGTAAAATCTGAAGAAATAACGGAGATTGAAAAAAGTTCTGCTGAAAGGGCTAAGGAATTGTTTCTTTCTAAAATAAGGAAGCAAAAGCAAGAGATAGAATCGAGACAAGCAGGATTTGATGCAATCGCAGAAATAAAACGTCCAATAGCAAGTGAAGAAGAAAATTTTAATAGGAGCGTTAATAGAGGAAGAGGAAAAGATAAAATACCACCGAGCCAAACAAAGGCAGGTCAATACAAAAATAAAAACACAGAATATTATAGCGGCGATAAGAAAAAGAAGTAAACATTGTAAAATTAAAATTTATGAAATTAGAAAATCAAGAAGCTCCATTTACAATACAAATAGAACCAACAGAAGGTTGTAATTTGGGTTGTAATTTTTGCGGATTAAGAGGAATGAGAGAAAAAGGTACTACACCTTGGAAGTTTTTGAGTATTGAAACAGCAAAGCGTATTTCTTCGGAAATAAAAAAAGCAGGTTGGAAGTCAAAAATTGTTTTTGCTATGCACGGTGAACCCACTTTGAATGAAAAATTTTTTGAAATAATAGATATATTCAAAAAGGATTTACCAAATAATTTATTCTATGTTATATCTAATGGTAAAGGAATTGTTGATTCTGGTGATATATTAGAATATGTTAATCTTTTAGAAGATTGTGGTGTAAATCATTTATTGTTGGATAATTATTCACCAAACGGCGATTGGAGTAAAGTGGTAAAGGCGGTTGAAGGTAAAAAAGAAATATTATATATGAAAAAAGGGATACCAATGTTTTCCCATAATAAGAAGTTCAATATTCTTGTGTTACCACCAATCGTAGATGTTAAGATAAGTTATGTGAGAAATTTGAAGAATCATTGCGGTGCTGCTTTTCCTCCTGCTAAAGGATTTAATGATAAAAAGTGTGCCGTTCCCTTCAGAGAACTATCATTTCGTTGGGATGGCAGTGTAGCTATTTGCTGCGATGATTTTAGAGGTCAATATCCCATTGCTAATATAAATGATATGGATATTGTTTCGCTTTGGAATCATGAACGTTTTCAAGTGGCAAGAATTATGTTATACAATAATGATAGAGGATTTTTCCCTTGTAATGTATGTAATAGTGTAAGCATGCGTGTAGGTTTTCTTCCAGATAAATCAGGAAAAAAAACATTACCACCTATCACGAAAGAAATTAGAGAGAAAGCAACCAAAGTTTCTAAAGAAAACGATTCTTTATCCACAATAATAAAAAGAAAATGGGAAATATAAATAAAGACATATTTATTGCTTTGACGACTCGAGGCAGAATTGATAGACAAAAGACTTTAGAAATGTTACATCCGGAAATAAGGAAACACGTTTCTTTATTTTGCCATCCAGGAGAGTTAGAATCACATCAAAAGAATTGGGGTGATAAGGTAAAAGAGATAAAAGAATATGATCCAGAAGCTAAAAATTTGGCTGAAATAAGGGAGTGGCTGGCTTATAATGCTCCTAAAGGGAAAATAATATTTATGGATGATAATCTTGTTTTAGATGTCCGACTCAAACAATATCATTCTACAAAAGTTATAAATAATCGCTCTTTTTCTGAAGATGAAATATTGGGATTTCAAACTGAAATCTTAAATTGGTTATGGGATTCTATTTCTTTAGAAGATGTGGCGATTGCGGGATTATCATTTCGTCCTTATAATAGGGAAGGAATGGAGGAAATTGTAAAAAACCAACGATTTTTTGCTATTTGGGCGTTGGATTGTAAAAAATACTATTCTCAAAAAAAGAATCCTATTTATATGTCTGATTGGCCTCTCAAGGAAGATTTTGCTACTGGCATAGCAATGCGGAAGATTGGATATAATATATTAATCACAAATAAATTTGCGTTCGATAAAACGAATGGCTCTAATGCTAAGGGAGGTTGTTCTGCTTATAGGAATGTAGAATTTATGAATTCTGAGACCAGACGTATGGCCGAAGCATTTCCAGGGATCATAACAATTAAGCAAAAGAAGACTAAATGGGGAGGAGATTTTGAAGGAAAAGAAAGCATTGATGTTATAGTGCATTGGAAAAAAATACAAAAAGAAGAATAAAATGTCTAAGATGGTAACTAAATACGGAATTTACAATTACGAGACTTTGGGATTTGATGGAGTTTTAATAAATCATCAAGTAGATGTTAAAGTAGTTGCAGAAACGGAAAAGAGTTATAAAATACAACTCCTTGGTTTTACTCACAATAGAGTACCGAATCAGATGCTTTGGGTGTCAAAAAGAAAAATTAAAATAAATAAAGAAGTTTCAAATGAAAAAGAAGAAGAATGTAATTTATGTGATTCTGAGGACTTTGATGTTAACAAATATTGGTGGCAAAATTTATAAAGATGAAAAGAATATTACAGTAACTGATTTAGAATTGTACCGCAAGCATGTGCTTGAAACTTCAGGAGCTTCCGATGTTTATTTAACATATGAGGAATATCCAATTAATAAGGATCAACAGATTAAATTGAATATTAAGTATAATAAGATATAGAGATTTTGTCTTGATTTTTTTTGGTTTTGTGTATTAAATCTCTTGGCTGTGAAGTCAGGAGATTTATTTTTTTAGAGTGTTTTATAGTGTTTTCTGGCTATTTTATTTAAAAAAGATTAAATCTTTGGTTTTTTACCAAAAAACTTTACAAAAAATTTTGTTTTGGTGAAAAAAGGTATTACCTTTACTTCAGAATTAAGAGTAAAACACTTAAAAATCGACAAAATGAAAACAACAGAAAAAACAAATTGGTTTGTATTATTTAGTTATGGAGATTCCAGAACTACAATGTATGGATGGTGTGTAGTGGATAAAGAAGAAGAAAACACGAAAGCTCAGGCAAGTAAAGTTGGTAAAAGAATTGCTAAACGTAAAGGAGAAAGTCAATTTAATTATTATTTCGTGGTAAATACACCATATGTGACTGATTCAATTGAAGCGTTTATTAAAAAATGTAATTCGGTTAATTTGAATCCTAATTTGGAAGATTATATTTAAAAAACACATTACAATGAAAACTATTGACAAAATGAAAACAACTAAATTAGAAAACAAACTGCAAGCTATTTATGAAGCTGCTGGTTATGACATTGAATGCGATAACAGGTCATATGACACAAGAAATGTTAATAAAGTATTATCAATTGACGGCGTGAAACTGATTCTTGTTAAAAATGGATATGTGCGTATTAGCCAGGATGGCAAAAAATGGAATTTGGCAATCGCTGTCAATGGTAAGGGCAAATCATTCTTAATAAAAAGATTTGATCCTGATGTTATATTAGATTGCATTACAAGAGTAACAACAATGCCTCATGTAAAGGAAGCAATTCGTATCCAGCAGGATGCTTATATTTGTCCTAAGTGCCACGGTGAAGGACACATTGAGGCTTTTAGACATATTAGCAATGGTATTTGTTTCGATTGTATGGGTATAGGATATAAATTCCATTCAGGGAATTGGAGTTTTAACACAATAAACAATAATTTTTAAAACTTAAAACAATGAAAGCTATTAACAAAACCATGATTTTTGAATCAAAACAAGCATTCGATAAGGCTGTATTTGATGAAATACGAAAAGAAAATCCCGTTATATTTAACGGCGTATCTCCTGAATTTGCTAAAGAACATCCGAATTACGAAACAAATAACGAAACGAACAGTTTTTGTTGGAATTGCAATGATTGTGTTAATTGCATCGGGTGTGATAATTGTACAGATTGCGTTTGGTGTGTAAATTGTGAATCATGCGATTCATGTGTCCAATGCGAAAAATGCAAGGACACAAAGTATTCTGTGTGGTGTGAAAACATCAATAATTCCGTAAACTGTCATTTTGTAAAATATTCTGACTTTCAAGAAGTCGGATTTAAAAATAGAATGGACAAAGAACTTTCTTGGTTTTTTAACAAATATGGTAAAAAGGAATATTTTATTCCTGAAGACGACAAACAATAAATATAACAATCATGAAATCAATTGACAATTTGAAAAATTTACATAAGCCACAATATTCAGTGGCTTATGTTGAAGTTAATTCGTTTATAGAAGGTCGTGATGCTGCTATTAAATATTTCAAATCTATATTTGAAGGAGAAGATTGGGATGATAATAGGGTACATATTAAAGAAGGTGGTAGTAAATTATTTAAAACAAAGAAAAAGGGGGTTCAAACAATTGTTTACGAGGCATTCTTTGATTCAGGAGGCGTTAATTTTTTCTTTTTTGGTTTTGAGTGTGAAAATGTGATTTTAAATAAATAAAATTTATCATTAAAATTTATCAAAATGAAGACAATGGAAGATTTAAGGTTTGAGGGCGACTTTTTTACTCAAGGTGATAAAGTTGCTATTTTAAAATTTGTGAATGAAAACGAAGATTGGATAAGAAATCCTGAATTTTCGAAGTTAATGTATCATCATAACACAAGGTTACAAATAATAAGTTCTAAATATGGAGAACTGAAGGTTACCAAGTCAGTTAGCAATGGAGAGACATATTTATATTATTGTTTTGTATATTTGAATGAAAACGAAAACAATAAAAAATCTCAATTAAAGTCTAAAAATATGTGCGCAAATGAAATTATTGAAGCGGCTTATTTAGCAGGTTTTGAACCTTTAGACGATACAAGTCCTGAAGACCTTGAAAAGGAAGCGATAGATTTTTTAATAAATGAAATGAAAGAATAAAAACAAGCAACAATGAACATAACGAATACAAGTTATATTATTGACAAAAATATTAAAATTTATTAAAATAAATAATCATGGAACTTTTAATTTGTTTATTCTTTGGTATTGGATTTACAATAGCTACTACTGTATTAGCATCGGCAAAAAATCGAAACGTTGTAAATTGGTTTTTATTATCGCTTTTTTGGGGGGTCGTTGGTCTAATAATTTTAATTTGCTCTAAAAAATTAGAAGATGATGAATCCGATACTTTATCGAAAGTATTATGGTTTATAACTTTTATTCCAATATTGCTAATTGTAATATTCTTTTTATAATATTAATCAAGGTTTGTTTATGAATAAAACAAGTTAGTAATAAATCACTTAAAAAAAACAATACAACTATGGGAAAATATGATTTAGTAGGAGTAGACGGTAATGCGTTCTCCATTATGGGATATGTATCAGAAGCAATGAGGCAGGAAAATAAAACGGGAAAAGAGATTAAAGCCTATGTTAATGAAGCAATGAGTTCAGATTATGATAACTTGCTTCGTGTGTCAATTAATATTATTGAAGAACTTAATAAAACAATTTAATACTGATTTTTTCTAACAAAGTTATAAATAAAGTAAGTTCGTTGATGCTTTTAGTAAAGTATGTTGGACACAGGTTCGATTCCCCGATACCTACAACAAAATCAACGGTCTTTTTTTTCTTGGTTGCTTTTTTCTTTAAGAATCGCGTTTATTCATCTTAAAATATGAAATGGTGGATACG